ACAATTAGGAGAAATGTTTGAACAGTAATAAATATCAACGAGTCTTTACAAGTGAAGAAGGTATTCAGGTACTAGATGAACTCATCACAGCCTTTCATACCAAACTAGCATTTGATAAAGACTCAGTAACTCAAACAGCTTTCAATTTAGGACAAGCAGACGTAATTAATTATATCCTTGCTCGTATTAAAGAAGCTGAACAAGACAAATAATAAGATCTAAAAAAGAGAATAAGAATGACAGACAACGTAGAACAAATTGAAAACGTAACTGAATCAAATACAGAAACAAACACAGCATTAGGTACAGCTAACAATACAGCTAATGAAGTAACAGTACCTGATAAGTTTAAAGTGGTATCAGAAGATGGTTCAGTAGACTACAAAGCAACAGTAGCAAAGCTTACAGAGTCTTACAGTTACTTAGAAAAGAAGGTCGGTACAGGTGAAGTAGCTCCTAAATCAGCAGACGAATATAAGATTGAACGTGAAGACTTTGACTTTGAAACTTTCAAAGCAGATGAATCAAATAAAGCATTTCTATCAGAAGCTCAGAAGCAAGGTATCACTAACAAACAATTAGACTTCCTAATTCAAGAATACGATAAACGTGCAGTAGATTTAGTAAGTACATCTAGCCAATACGATACAGATAACACAGTACAAACACTACAAGCCGAATGGGGATCGAATTATGAAAGCAATATCTTCTCAGCTATCAAAGCAGCTCGATCAGCAGGACTAACAGATGATCAGATTAACGATCCTGTAATTGGAAACAATCCCGCAATCATCAAAGCCCTTTCGTATTTTGGTAGTCAGATGACAGAAGACAAGCCAATCAATAGCGGTACAGCAGTTAAGCCAGATGTTCAATCCTTAATGCGTAGTGAAGCTTTCTTTGACAGTAAACATCCTGATCATAAGTCAGTTAAAGCTCAAGTAGATGCATTCTACAACAGCCTAAGAAAATAATTTCTATAGCTCCTGAAGTGGCGTTCAGATAAAGCTTAAAGCCATACAGAGTCCTTGTGTAGAGCATGTGACCTGTATCAACTCTTATCAGCCCGATATGGACAACTGAAACAACACAAGCTCTACAACCACAACAAAAAATAGAGCTAATGATAGCTCTAACAAAACAAAAAATAATTATAAATATACAAGGACAAACAATGTCATATAACACAATTGATTCAGTATTTGTACGTCAGTACGCAGATACTTATGTAGCACTATTAGAACAGAAAGAATCTAAACTATTATCAACAGTAACTAATATCGGTTCAGTAACTGGTAGCTCATTCACTGTGAATGAAATGGGTACTTTAGGTGATGAGTTCAATACATTAACTCGCTTCGGTGAGACAGCTTATACAGACGCGTCATTCGCTTCTCGTTTAGCAACAATGAATGACTTCCCTAACTTTACTCGTCTAGCTATCCAGGACTTGTACAAGCTAAAAGCCCAACCACAAGATCAGCTATTACAACGTCTTCATGCTAAATTTAATCGTAAAGTAGACAAGATTGTATATAACGCTCTTATTGGTACAGCAGCTCGTAAAGAAGTAGGTGCAGACACTTATACAAACGTAGCTCTTCCTGCTACTCAGATCTTAGGTGATGCAGCAACTCCAATCACTAAACAACTTCTTATCGACATCCGTACTAAGTTTATGGAAAACGAATGTGATGAAGATATTTACGTTACATACAATGCGGACCTGTTAAACGCTTTACTAGCAGATACCACTTTAACTTCAGCAGACTACCTTGCAGGACAGCTCTTGCAGCGTGGAGAAATTT